AGCAGCTGCTTTAGTATTTGAAGCTCAATGGGGAACTGCAGATAATTCTGATTTGTCTGTGAAGATTCCAGCAAATGGTATCTATTGTGATACCGGCATGTACGCTGATTTAACTAATTGTGATTTTTTAGTAGTTACTGGCACATTTACATAAGGAAGGGGTAGCATATGGCTAATACTACTTCTGGCTCTTATACATTTGATAAGACTTTTGCGATTGATGATACCATTGCAGAAGCATATGAACGTATTGGTCTAGTCGGATCATCAGGACATCAATTATTATCAGCAAGACGTTCCTTAAATTTACTTTTTCAAGAATGGGGAAATCGAGGAGTTCATTTTTGGGAAATAGGTCATGCGAATGTTAATCTTATTACTCCTGTAGCAGGCACAGGTGCAGGCAGAATTTATAAATTTTTTAGATCAAGTGGAGACGGCACGAATGCCGCTTGTACAGATAATGATGGTAGTACGACAACGACTGCTTTTTATGGTGTAACCGATATTATAAATTGTGGTTATAGAAAAGATTTAGCTAATACTTCAAGCCAAGCTGACACAGGCATGACTAAAGTTAGTCGAGATACTTATGCAGCTTTTGCTAATAAATTATCTACAGGAACGCCAAGTCAATGGTGGGTTCAAAGATTCATTGACCATGTTTCATTAACCATTTATCCTACTCCAAGTACGACGGCTGTTAGTGAAGGACACTTAAGTATTTATTATGTTCAACGAATTATGGATGCGGATTCAACTTATACAGATGCGACAGATCTTCCTTATCGATTTTTACCAGCGATGGTTTCAGGACTATCTTTTATTTTATCTCAAAAATTTGCACCTCAACGAACACAGGAATTAAAACTTTTATACGAAGATGATTTTGCTAGAGCATTAGCCGAAGATGGCTCTGCAGCTAGTACTTATATAACCCCTAAAACTTATTATCCAAATATCTAATGGCAGGCTCAAGATTTTCAAAAGGTATACATGCATTATCAATTTCTGATCGATCAGGAGCAGCTTTTCCTTACACAGAAATGGTTAGGGAATGGACTGGAGCATGGGTTCATACTTCTGAATTTGAACCTAAACAACCTCAAATTCAACCAAGACCCGTGGGCGCTGATCCACAAGCCTTACAGTTTGCGCGTACACCTCGAACAGAATTTTATGTACCCACTGTTTTACCTAATAATCCTTTTTCAACTTCAGCTTCATCCACTACGGTAACGGTGACTCAACCGAATCATGGACGATATACTGGGGATGCAGTTCGATTTAGAAATGTATCATCTACTGTGGGAACGAATGTCACTCCTATTATTTTAATGCTGGAAACAACATTAGCTTCTGATCTAACAGATTCAGCAACCTCTTTGACTTTAACCGATTCGACAGCTTTTCCTTCTACAGGCTATATTGTTGTACAGCCAGGAGCGGATACTAATGAAACTATTAAATACACAGCTAACAATACAGGGACAGGAGTTCTTTCTGGTTTAACTAGAGGCTCTTCTGCACCTACTTATAATCTTACACCTTTAACCACAACGGCTTCAGCGCATTCAAGCGGAGATGAAGTTTTTGGTTCTTATATTATTACTAAAGTAGATGCTAGCTCTTATACCTTTACATTGGTGACAGCAGCGACTACAACAGAAGAAGGAGGAGGTTACCCGGCTTTCGCAGGCCCGGTTAACTCTAGAGCATAATGGCAGGATATACACTCGAAGCATTAGAAGGTGACATTAGAAGTTATACTGAAGTAGGATCAGGTGTTCTTACTGGTGCTATTCTAGGCAGATTTATAGAAAATGCGGAATATAGAATGCTGCGTGATGTTCCCATCGATGCGGATCGAAAACAACAATCAGGAAGTTTAGTTTCAGGACAACAAACGATTAACTGTCCAGCGGGTTGTTTGTTTACTCGAGGAATTCAAGTTTATAGTTCAACATCTGTTATTACAGGAACAAATGTTTGGCTAATCAAAAGAGATCAAACTTTTTTAAATGAATATGTGGCGGCTAATACAGACACAGGAAGCCCTAAGTATTATGCACAGTTTGGAGGAGCTACAGGAACGACTGACACTACCTCAGGACGTTATATGATTGCTCCTGTTCCGGATGCCGCTTATATGTTTCAGGTCCATTTTAATGCTATGCCCACTAGTTTGGTAACAAATACTAGTGGAACCTTTATAAGTAAAAATTTTCCAAATGGCCTTTTATATGCATGTTTGGTAGAAGCTTTTAGTTATTTAAAAGGCCCAATGGACATGTTGACACTATATGAAAATAGATATAAACAGGAAGTAGAGAAATTTGCTGCAGAGCAAATTGGACGAAGACGAAGAGACGATTATACGGATGGCACGATTCGAATACCAATTGAATCTCCACCACAATAGGATTAAATTATGGCTAACACATCAGCAGTTTGTACCTCATTCAAAGTTTTACTCATGAAGGGTCAAATGGACTTTACCGCTTCTACAGGAGATAGTTTTAAAATTGCAATGTTTGATAGTGATGCAACTTTATCAGCATCAACAACGGACTATTCAACTTCAGAAGAAATTACAAATACTTCAGGAACTGCGTATACAGCAGGAGGAGAAGCTTTAACTAATGTAACTCCTGTTTCAAGTAGCACCACTGCATATACAGATTTTGCTCCAGACGTCTCATGGACGGATGCATCTTTTACGGCAAACGCATCTCTTATTTATAATACTACAACTGGCACAGGCACAGTAACAACTTATGCTGTGGCAGCGATTGCGTTCGGTGGAGATAAAACCGCGACGTCAGGAACTTTCACAATTCAATTTCCAGCAGCGGCAGCTTCGACAGCTATACTCAGAATAGCATAGGAGAAGTACCATGGCTGATATAACTGTATCAGTAACAGGCGTACAGGCGATTGTTAATGAGACTCGCTGGAACGCTCAAAATATACCTTGGGGCGAAGGCGCATGGGATACAGGAGGATTTACCAGCAACGATGTAATTCCAGGATGGGGCCACTTAGCTTGGGGCCGAGCCAACTGGGGTGATTTAGATATTTACGAAGAAGGTTGGGGCAGATCTGCCTGGGGTGATGAACCGTGGGGAGGCACTCATAATAAAGTTGTAGATGTTTCAGGTGTCTCAGCTACAGCAAGTTTAGGAACTGCAAGCATCGCTATTGACGTTGTTCCAACTATTACTGGTTTAGAAGCTACTGCAAGTTTAGGAACCCCTACTGCAGTCATTGACGTTACTCCAACCATTACTGGTGTAGCAGCAACTGCATCTGTTGGAGCTATTACTCCACCAGATCAAGTTATGGGATTGACTGGACTCGCGGCAACTTCAGCTGTTGGTTCGGTTACGGTTGCAGACCAAGTCATGGGATTGACTGGAGTAGAAGCGACCATGAGTCTTGGTACTGTTACTATTCCAAATGTTGGTGTTCCATTAACAGGAGTTGAAGCAACTGCTTCATTAGGAACAGCAACTGTAGTTTCAGGAATTGTTGTAGAACCAACTGGACTAGAAGCAACCATGAGTCTGGGCTCTGTTACTATTCCAAATGTAGGAGTTCCATTAACAGGATTGGAAATGACGGCTTCGGTAGGAGAATTAAGTCCTGCTACAGTTACCGGAGTTACTTTAGATGCCATGACAGCATCTACAGGATCCGTGGTCATTGAATCTAAATACGCAGTTACAGGTGTCGCGGCAACTGCATCTCTAGGAACTATCACAGAAATCGCGGATCAAATTGTAGGAATATCTTTAGATGCTATGACGGCAGCGGTTGGAACTCCGGGAATTATTCATTATGCGGATATTGACACAGGTTCTAATACGTCTTATAGTAATGTTTCAACAGGTTCGAATACTTCGTATTCGGAGGTTGCAACTGGATCAAATACCAGCTATACCGACGTAACAGGCAAAGAAGCAGCTTAGGAAATTTATGGCATCAACATATAACTATTTAGGTATCGAGAAAATGGCAACCGGTGAGAATGCCGGAACATGGGGTACCAAAACAAATACAAATTTAGATATTATTCAACAAGCCGCATCAGGCTATCATTCACAATCAGTGAATTTAGGAGGGGCTGGAGCTAACACTACGGCCTTATTAATGACAGATGGAGATGCTACATCTACAACAGACAGTTTAACGAACGCTGCTCGTAATCAAGTAATCAAATTAACAGCGGCTATTACAGGAAATAAAATTGTAACTTTCCCTACTGATACAGAAGGATTAAAGGTTGTTTTTAATGGTACAACTGGAGGCTATACTGTTCAGTTAAAAGGAGCATCAGACACCGGATCAGGAACTACTTTTGCTACTGACGACAAAGGTAAAAAATTAGTCTACATGAACGGAACAGATCTGATTGAAGTTAATATTTCTGGTGACGTTACAGCAAGTTCTACAACTACTTTCACAAATAAAACATTCACAGCTCCTAAATATGCAGATGGTGGCTATGTCGCCGATGCTAATGGAAATGAAAATTTAGTCTGGGGTACAACAACTGCAGCCGTCAACGAATTTAAAATAGCTAATGCAGCAACGGGCAATGGCCCAACACTTACTTCTCAAGGAGGCGACGATAATGTTGATATTAACATTACACCTAAAGGAACAGGAGATGTTGTTCTAGCCGGAGATACCGTAAAAGTTGGAGACTCAGGCGCGGCAGCCTCTCTAACTTCAAATGGTGCAGGAACTTTAACTGTAACTACTGGTGG